GTCCAAGCTTGCCGATTACAAAAATTATCACAAGCAATCCAAGACTTATATTCAAGAGTTGGAATCAAAGCTAGAAAACAAGGCTTTGAATTTGTCAGACTACAAGAGGGACTACGAGCGAAGAGTTGGAGAGCATAACAAAGAGGTTGATTTCCTAGTCAGAGATTTGACCGTTTTGTTTACCACCGCCAAAAGGCAAGTTGTTCAACTTTTTCCCGTTCCTGCTAAGTAATCACCCCGCCCCCTTTTTAGGGGGTTTTTTATATTTCGCTTTTATCACAATGACAAAATCACTAAAGACCGTTGTAATGCCTGACGGTTCAACAACACAGATTCTTACTTCAAAGCCATTCACTCATGCAGTCGTTTTCTATAACGCTTATTACGACGGATGGACAGTTAAAAGATGGGAAGAGTCACAAAACAACGCAGATGAAACGTGGTCTAAACACAAACATAAGAAAATGGAACAATTAGGAATAACAGAAGATGAATATTTAGAAAAATATTTAGATGAGTGCTTGATATTGACAGCCAATAAAATGGAACAACTTTAAAAACCTAACTAACCAACGCCGGGGAGCCTGACGCCTGAGATAATGGCTGAAAGTTATAACCAAGACAGGGCGGTTTCATAGTTTGTAGTGAGCTATGAGTTAGCCGATCCATCCCCCGGCTCGAATTGACAAAAAAAAATACCCCTAACGCCTCTAAACGTTAAGGGTTGAACAATCCGGTTCCCACGCCGTTTAATAAGTAGCTTGCATTGATAAACTACAAATTCAGTTTAAAGACTTAAGCAATAAAAGTAATGTTACAAGATTGTTAATATTCATACGTAGGGTAAACTCTAGATGTATAATAAGGACATGGGAGAGATCCCGATTCACTACAAAAGCAATCATGCAACTTCCAATTCACACTTTTTCAGACTTCAACATCGCGAGCCAAATCCAAGAGCTAACAAGCCAACTAGACAAGGTAAGCGGTCAAGCCAAGATCAAAACTCAAAACATGATCAACAGCTACAAGGATGAACAAGTAAGAAGATCACTACTAAATCACTAAGAGCCGCAAGGCTCTTTTTTTTTGCCTAGAAATAATAAACCCACTACGCGGAATCAATAGCGGGTATTAGGTGACGGGGATCGCCTTTAATACTTTAGACATATTATTTTTTTTCGTATGCAGCTCTAATTGTTTTTGCTGCTTTTTTATGTTCCTGCAATGTGAACAATCACAAATCAATAATTCTTGTGTGTCCATCTAATTAATATCTAGACATAGTAAAAGGATAAGCAGCCCATGAAAAAGATCCTTGATTTAATAGGAAAGCTTTTTATATATGAAAGTCCTGAACCTCTAGACGGCATGAAAAGATTCTTGCGGGATAAGACAAGTCGAGAACTTAGGGTACTTGCAGAGACACCAAGCCACTATTCAAAGACCATTATGATCAATATGATTATTGACGAAATAAAAAATTCTAATATCACTTAAATTCCATGTGTTCGCGTTACTAAGGTTGCTTACAATTACAAGTGTTCGCGTTAATGGCAACGCTTATACATTCATGTAATGGCTTCAATAGGATCACTTACAATTACATGTGTTCGCGTTAACGCGGTTGCTTGCAATCGTTTGTGTTACCTTTAATAGGGTTGCTTGCGATTACATGCGTTGACGTTGCTATGAACACGTTAAATTGTAGCTAACCGTTGTAACGTGGTTGCTTGTAATTTGTTTACTAAATAACATTTAATATTTTCCGTGTTTACGGCCCACGGGTTGTGGATTCCTTTAGATTGCTTGCAGCACAGTTGATTACAGCGAGTCACGGCCCACGGGTTGCAAAAATAAGTAGAGTACTCGTTAATAGGTTCTTTGAAATAAACTAGAGTTGTTATTACTTTGTTCGTTTTTTATTTTTGAGTTAGTATTACTTTTATTCTTTTTATTTTTAGTGTTAATAATACTTTTAAATTTATTATTTTTAGTATAGTTAATACTTTTACTGTTTTTATTTTTAGACTTGTTAATAGTTTTTATTTTTTTGATTTAAGAGTTGTTATCACTTTGTATCTTTTTATTTTTGTATTGTTATTAGTTTGCATTAAAAAAGCCCCCGGTTAAGGAGGCAATTTCAAAACTCTAACTTGTTATGGCGACGGTTTGAGGTTGGTCATCGGCCCTAGTAACTTACCCGACTAGCGGGGCCCACTTGATTGAAAAGCTCAGTGTGGCGGTTCAGGCTTGGACTTTCTTTGTGTCTGTGTCCCAGATGTCCTTATTATATAAGAAGGGTATACCCCTACGTAGTAATATTAATAATCTGTAATATTTAATCGTTAGCGATGCGCCAATACCTGTTTTTCCATTTGTCGTATATTGCCAATTCTTCTTTTAAGCGCTCATAGGTTAAAACCTCTTGATGCAATCCCGTGAACGTGTTGGCGTGCTTGTGTTTCGGATCGTCGCGCCCATCTAAACGAAATAGCATTTCTTGATACTCGTTCCTAGCGGCGTTCTCTGCTACTGAAATTTGTTTAATCATTTTGGATTGTCGTTTACTTTAGTTTTCATTTTCTGCAAAGTCTCAAAGACTAATTGAATTACTGAGTTGCTTTTTAGTTTCGGATTGCTACCGATGATTTCCGAGGCAAGCGCCACGGCAGCCCAAAAGATTGGGTTGGAAAAAAGTTCTGTCATCTAGTGTTTTTCATAGGACAGCGTTCTTCTAGTCTTGCGGTTGTTTGCTCTAAACGATTTAAGCGCGTAAAGATTTCAACCTTTAACTCTGAGTTTTTCTTGGCTTGCATAGCTAGGTAAACAAAAGCACCTGAAACAATGGCCGCGCCAATCTCGGTCACAAGACGTTTTTTGAAGCTAATGTAATATTAATCATTCTTTACTATGGCGGCATATGGAAGAGAAAAAGCAAGAAACAAAGAAAAACTTTATTCAAAAATTAAAAGATAAAGTTCCCGACAGAGACGAACAGTTTGAGTACGTCGGTTTAGGGGTCAGATTGGTTTTGCTTACGTGGGCCACTTTGATGTTATCTCTTTCATATTTGGATTTAAGTAAGCTTGGCATACCTCAACAGAAAATTGACCCGACTTTTATTGCCTCGATTTTCGTAGGACTGAGTAGCACTTTTGGCGCAAATATAACTCAAAAGGGTGAAAAAGGTGCTGGCAGCAATGGGCAAAGCGTAAAAGCAGAATTAAAAGAAATCTTAGGTGATACTCAAATAGTAAGGGTGCAAAATGATATAACGCTTAAAGCAGAAAAACCAAAGATTGATAAAATTTCAGGTAAAGAAATAGATAATCAGACAGGCCGTTTAATTCCATGAAAAAACTCTTAATCCCCTTTGCTTTTCTTCTCGTAGCTATTCCGGCCCGGAGTGATATAACTCATACAATCCAATCAAGCGCCTCTATCACTATTGCGGCCCCCGGTTCAACCGTAACCAGACAAGGCAATTCATATTCAATTAGTGGTTCAGGTGTTGATATTGCCGTAGGAGACGACACGAACGAGCTAGGCGGTCTTGGTGCGGTCACTAATGGGGTTAATGCCTTTTCACCCGTAACAGCTTCACAAAGCACAGAAGGTCAAGATTTTAGTTTCCAAATGTCTCATACTGCAGGCGATACTACTTCTAACAGTATTTCTGTTGGAGCGATACCAGCCTATTCAAATGTTACTTCTACTTCTGTAGGAACAGCAGGAACAGGAACTATAGGAGTAGGTAGAGATGGAGCGTTAACTCTCACACCCGGAACAGCAACAGGAACAACCATCACCGGTCAACATACAACATCTTTATTTGTGGATTGATGAAACGCTTATGCCTTTTATTTTTCTTATATGCAACGCCTAGTTTCTCTAATCCAATTGGAGGCTTTACAACTGGCACCATGTCAAGCACAACGGTCAGTTCAAGTTCAACGATTGAGACGATCGTATCGAAGGACTACAACACGGGATTTTCTTACAGTGTTTCAGGGGCAGGCATTACGCACGACGGCGGGAATATGTCGATGGACGCGGTGCAAATTTCAGGAACAACGGACGGCGTAAGTTATAAATGGACTGGACAAGACTTCACAACAAAGCCGAATTGGTCACTGACCAACCCAACATCAGGGAACGCTTTTCAATTTGTAGAAAGCTACAATTCACCCGGATTATCCAACGTCACTTCCTTGACTCGCGAAATAGACACCCAAACAACGGTTACTTCAACTTCAATATTTACAAAATAGCGGCGTTATTATTTTTATTCCCTACACAAGTATTAGCTAACGCGGTTTCACAATCAAACAACGGGTCAGTCTCAAATATTGCAATTCAACAGACTACCGGAAATATGACGACGAATAGTTATGGGCCTCAACAAATTCAATGTCAAGGCGCAACGATGGCGCTTCAACCATATACACAATTTGGGGTGAATTATATGAAACCTTTTAATCATTCCTATGAAACCCCGGTATATGATCCAACCGATTTAGTCGGAGATTTTGACGACGAGGGGAACGCAATAGGCGACGGTGTACCAGATAACCCCGGAGATATATTATATATGCAACGCAACTATTCAGGAACTAACAAAGACGCATATTCATTAAATACCGGTGTAACTTTAAGCTTTATTGTTCCACTAGATAAACGATTTCAAAATGCATGTTTAAGGGCTGCTAATAAACAAATAGAGCTACAAAATCAAAAGCTTTTAAATCTTGAAATGGATTGGCATATAGCAAGATATAAGAATTGTGCCGAGCTACTTTCTAAAGGCTACCGGCTGAAAAAATCAAGCCCTTATTATTCAATTTGCAAAGACGTTGAAATTATAGAAAAGCCCAATCAAGTCTTACCGCATACCCATAAAATCATTTCTTCTTCGCAGTAAGTTTTTTAAATAGATTTTTTACGGCTGGTTTTATGATATTAAGTAATAGTGGAGCACTGGCAGCGACCAAAGCAATCGAGGCCGTTGATATTGCAGTTGGTAAACTTGGAAGATAGGTATCGATAAATTTAACGGATTCATACAAGGTTATACATTCGCTACCATCGTCGCTAAGTTTCCAATCAACGACACGCTCTAGTCGTAAATCGTTTCTAAAATCTCCTTTTTTTTGATTCTTAGGGCCGGGGCAAGGTACGAATACTTCTTTCTCTTCTTCTTTCTTATTTGGTATTTCTGGCTCTTGACCTTTAAATTCTTTTGGTTTGCTTTCTGATTTTTCTTCTTCCTTATCGCTTGAATAAACTATTTTTGACCTGTTATATTCAGGCGCTTTTATTGTTGGTAATGGGCCGTTAGAACATACCCAGTAAGCACCTCCGGGGTCGTCTTCAATAATCTGTGTATTAGTCGGCCTTGCGTCGCGGTGTTGTTTATAACAACCGGGTAAAAGTATTGATGGGGCTGGAAACCTTAAAGCCTGACTTGGCGGAATATCTATTATTTTTATTGTTGGTATTGATTCAATTCTTATATCTGGTATTTCCATTACATAGGCAAGGCGAACCCGGTTCTTTTAGGTAATTGCTTTTGTATTTGATCAGGCATTGCTTTTTTAAGATCACCCATAATTGCATTTTTGATTTTTGCTTGACCCTGTGGGCTAGTCACATATTTATAACCAAAGAACCCACCGCCAATAATTCCAGCCGTTAAAACAAAAGAGGCAACTGCTAAACCATCAAGAATTTTTCTAACCATTTTCTAAAGTGTTGCTACGTCTAAATAGTAACTTATAATTTAATCAAAAACATGTTTGAAGATATATGGAAAGAAGCAATAATTAAGGCCACGCCAATCATGATATTAGTTATCAGCCTTACAACTATTGCGGTAATGCCTGCTTACGTCATGACAGGGATTTTAGTTAATCAACAAAATATTCAAACAAGATCAAATTAAGTATTCTCCAATTCCTCGTCTGTTAATTCCTGCAACAAATCAACCCTAGCCTTTCTTTTAACTATTTCCTGGAGTTTTTCTTGTTGTGCTGTTTGCGTCTTGTTGTATTCATTCGCCATAATTTCAAGTTCTGCTTTTTCAGAATTTAGGCGCTCTTGATGTGTAGCCATATTAAATAATATTTAAACGTAGTATAGGGTCAGCTTTTGCCTAAGTCCAAGATTAAGCACTTTCAAGTGCGGTTACTTTAGATTCTAATGCATTAATTCTAGTGTCTTGACGTTTGATTAAATTAATCAGATGAGGGACAAAGCGATCATATTGAACGCTCTCAACAATAGGGGTTTCTAATTGTGTTTCTTTAATTTCGTCTCTATTGGTTTCAATTTCAACTGTTTTATAAGTACATAATCTTGGATCAATCTTTTCAATCTCTTCTGCAATAAATCCCCAATGACCATGATCCTTATTATCATCCTCACAAATTGATTTATACCAAACGGGCCGAGCTTCCAAAATTGCATCTGCATATTTATTTTCTAGTGTTTCAATGTTTGTTTTATATCTACGGCTAGAAGTGCTTCTTCTTATCTTGCCGCCTGATGAAACTTCAACATTCGCACCGCTTCCTGTCGTTGCATCATAAACACCTTGCACATATAAAGAACCACCTGAATTGATATACATTCTCTGAGTACCATTAGTACCCACTGACCATGTATTTGATCCATGTGCATACTGCATCCACCCAACGCCATTGTCGTCAGCATCACCAAATCTGATTTCTTGAGCATTGGCGGCTGGACATAATAACTGTATAACTACGTTTGCATCATCTTCTAAAACAAGTAAAGAGCTTGCATGTGCATTGTTTCCAGACGCACCCCTCGAAGCTTTTAAATAATCATCTGAAAAAATAAGGCCATAAACGTCCAGTCCATAACTCTGTGTTGAAGTCTTTTTGGTCCCATTAAAGTACGACTCACAAGCGCCATCCTCAATAAATTTTGCCATGACTTCAGATGTACCAAACTTAACAAAATTAATTTCACTTGCATCTATTATTAATTTCCCAGTGCCACCATCAACAATGTAAGAATCTGATCCATTATGAAAAAGAGAAAGCTCCCCATCCGTCCCAAATGCCGCCTTTGCATTATCAACAAACTCAAGAGCATTATCTGACTTATCCCAAGTAACGTTATAATTTGCACCCGTAAACGTTAAGTCTCCATCGATAGTCAACCCAGTAAGACTGCCAACTGAGGTGATATTTGTTTGCGCTGCTGTTTGTAATGTCCCGGCTAATTGTGTTGCTGTTAATCTTCCAGTACTAGGATTATAATAAAAATCACCGTCAGACTCTAAGCCAACATTTCCAGTCGCTGAGGCGTTTTCAATAAAAGTAATTAAATTATTTTCGTCTGTACTTTCATTATCTGCAACTGAAACATGAGTTGCGTTTGCGGCTGTTCCTGTTGTGTCCTGGTTTAATGTCCCAATAACAAAATCAAGCGTATTGTCTGAATCTTCATATGTGACAGTAATTCCAGTTTCTGTATTACTAGAAACCATTGCACCGACAGTATCAGCAATCGTCTCAGATAAGGTGGTACCGTTAATAGTTAATGCATCAGTTTCTAATATTCCATCAATATCAACATTGCCAGAAATGTCTAAACTTTGCGCTACTAATTCACCGCCAATAGATAAATTACCTGAGCTAGGATTATAAGTTAATCCAGTATCTGTTTCGGCTCCCTGTGTACCTGTCGCACCATCAACAAAAACAAGATAAGTACTCTCATCCGTTGAATTATTCGCCGTTACTGTGAAGTTGGTTGCTTCTGTAGCAGTAGAAGAAGTACCAGAAAATGCACCTGAAAAAGTAGTTGCCGTTAATGTCCCAGTTGAGGGGTTATAAGTTAAGCCAGTGTCAGTCTCTGCCCCTTGTGATCCTGTTGATCCATCGACAAAAACGGGATAAACAGTTTCATCAGTCGAATTATTAGCAGTAACATTAAAATTAACAGCGCCGTTTGCATCTAGAACTGTATTAGTAGCAATCTTGAAAACCTTTCCTGATGCAATGTCTATATGTTCGCTTGAAGTCCATGAATCAGTAGCATTAACCCAATTCCACGTCTTGTCACCTTCTCCACTATCAACGGTAAGACCTGCGCCATCAGCCGCCGCATCATTAGCCGCACCCTTTGCAATCTCAATATTAAGATCCGCCACTGTCATAGTCGTACTGTTAACCGTGGTAGTAGTTCCAGAGACTTGGAGCGTTCCAGCAATAACAACGTTTTGAGAACTATCTATGGAGATAGCAGCCGTTCCACCTGTAACCAAAGCAAGAGCATCCGCCGCCGTTCTAAGCATTCCAGTATTAGCATCACCATCAAACGCATAAGCAGGGGTAGCAGCACTAGTCGAATCATCACCAAGGATTGCACCTGTCATCGTGCCGCCTGTTAAGGCTAGGCCAGGGCTGAAATATGAAAGAGAGTTCCAGGCAGTAGAACCATCACCTACCTTTAATTTAGAATTTGTTGTATCCCAACCAAACTCACCCGCTAATAAAGTTGGGTTTGCACTAGACCAATTCGACGCCGTATCACGTCGTTGCTGCATCTGTACCCTTACATTTGTTGCGCTCACAGATCGGCTCCTCCCGCTTTTAATATCATTGTCGCACTTATTGCGGGGACTGCATCATCATTATCTAATATAAAAGGTGCATTACCATCAAAAGCAAAAGAACTAAAAGCAGCCACTGCACCTAAAGCCGCAGGCTCACCGCTTAAAATATATAAAAGATCGTTAGCCGCTAAAATTGTTAGATTTACAGTGACATTATGATAAACGCCAAATTGTGATTCTTCCGGCTTTTCTGTATAGCGATATAAGGAAGTAGAAGGCACAACATCAGCAGAACCCCAAGCAGTAGAAGGAACTTTAAAAGCGTAATGACTGCCACCTGAATTTTCATAGTGACTTCTAATTAATACCATTTCCGATTCTGTAAGGTTTGAATAATTCAAAACAAAAGAATGATTATTAATTCTTAAAGAATGTCTAAACCTAATAGGGCCAGCCGTTGTAGTGTCTTCATCAGTTACATTAAGACCGCCTAAATCATAAGAAATAGTACTAGGTTTTAAAGAGGGGAAATCTGGCATTTTAAATCACATAAGGGGGTAATAATTCTAATTCAACATCAAAATCAATTTGTGTTGGGGTTTCTTCTACATTGGGTCTATTTCTATATCTCCATTTATAATTAGTAGGAAAAGTTAAGTTTGTTCCTTTTAATGTTGTAGCTGTAATATCAAAGGTTTCAAATGTCCCATGCAAAGAATAATGAGAAACTAATTCAAAATGTTGTGCTCTAGTTATATTAATAAAACTCATTCTTAAACGATGACCAACCGAGGCATTGCTATGTCTAATGTTTGTCTCATCACCAGTTAAACTAGGCAAAGCAGAACTTGCAAATGTCCCTGGAACATAAGTTCTACTAGTAGGAGTAATTGCAGGAAAAGAAGCCATTAATCAACGCCTCCCCATGTAGCAGCGATAGAAGAACCGCCATCATTGCTAAATTCCCATTTACCGCTAATAGTCCAATAAGAACCCGGTGTACTGCATCCGAAACTTATTTTTGGACTGCCACCCCCTGAACAAACGTTGCCATAACTACCAGTCCAAATTCCACCCATTTTCAAACTACCTCCACCACAGTCTGAGTGCTGTGTCGTTGTAACGCTACTTCTCCAAGGTGCAAAACTACCGCCTGGATAACTAAAGGAACTGTCAGAACCTGTTACAAGAACACCAGATAAAGCACAACCATATGTAGGACCAATAGATAAGGCTCCACTACCTGTGCGGGTATAACTTCCTGCGGCCCATGATGTTGTCACGCTTGTTGTTGAAATCGATTCTGGAATATCAGGGAGATCATTTCCATATCCATCCGTTCTATCGCCTTGGAAAGCCGTATAAGTTGTAACTGTCCCAGTCCATCTAGCGTGAGAATAAGTAGAAGGATCGGTTTCTATGGCATGTGAAGTGACACCAATAGGTTCAGGATTACCAAAACCTGAGGAGCTGCCAGGGTCGGGGCATTGCCATTCAGCAGATATAAAATGATCTATGTGACTTGTAGTCAGAGTCAAAGTTCCAGTTGATCCACTTACATTTGTTTGTGTATGTGTTAATTCTTTTTCTCCTGTTGCTTCTCCTGTCTCTGGGTCTTTTGCTTGCTTATACCAAAGAACACGACCACCAGCGCATGTTTTGCCACTATTAGCCGTTAAGACATCCCCCGGCGCTAATGGGTCGGTATCGCCTCTATTATCTGTAATTGAATTGTTAAAATCAGCGTCTAAAGGATCAGCACTATTATCAATTGGATGATCTGGATTTTCACCTCCTAGATCCATATCAGAGTCAAAAGAAAAATTACTACTTACATTTGCAGAACTAGGAACACTAAAACCGTTAGAACCTAAATCAGCGTAATCAATACCCGTATCTGATAAGTTTGTTGTATCCGTTCCCCTTCCTGATATATCACAATCAAAAGAAGCTTTACCACTTGGTACCGTATAACCTGAACCACTCGCAGAATTAACAGCTAAGGCCACTAATGACCTGCCTTGATTATCAATAGGAAAATGAGTTAAGTCTAACGTGATAGCTCCACTCAAACTTTTATCAATTCTTTCTACCTCATACAAATAATCCCAGTATTCAATATCATCAACTGATGTTTCACGTCTTAACTTAACTCTGACAATATCGCCTAAAGCTAAGCTGCTATTAAATACACTTGGTCTTACCTTTATTCTTAAATTATGAGTAATATATTTTCTTCTTGCTACGTGGAACGCTCCAACCTTAACGGCATGATTTTCTGAGCAACAAAATTGACTTAAATCATGTTGTTCAAATGGTCCATTAGTTGCTAAACCTGAGATACTAACTTCCGCCGTTCTCATGATTGGTAAGTCATCGTCTGGTTGTTGTTTCCATAAAACGTGTGCCGTAATATCTTTTCTTTCAGATAAAGGGATATAAGAAACTTCAAAACCATTTGACAAAACATGATCCTCAGTAAATCCAAATGATTCAGTAATAGCAGTAGTTTTAATTGTGCCGTTTGCGTTGGTAGGTAATCTTGGCTTAAATGATTTTTTTCCTTCTTTTTCACTGACTCTTAATAAAAATTTAGAACCTGTTTCTATTAACCAATCTTCTAAATTTTGCGATTCTTCAAAAACACCATTGTAAAAAAAACTATTTGCATCAACAAAAGTAGCCGCTGATGTCATACCTGTTGAATCAATCAAAGCAGTTGGAAATCTTGAGCCTTGAGTAATTAGATACTGAGCAAGATCAACAATATTGTCAGAAGGACCAAGGGTACTATCTAAAATTCTTGTTAACTTCATTCCTTCTCTTACGAATACATGGACCTGTTTTGACCAGGTTGTGTCTCCATCGTCATGTGTATTTGTGTAAGACATTGTTGTCATATTTTCGTATCTTCCACTCGTGCCGCAATACGCCGGACAATTCCAAGGGGTCTTACCTGAAACTATGGTCGTAACATTGCCTGGAAGCCATGTTCCACACCTTCGATTATGCGTCTGTGACCAGGTGCCAACCCTACAAGCTCTTTGAAAAACATCTTTAATTTCTATTGTTGGTAATTGACCCTCTGAAATAACAAGCATTAAATCAACTGTTAATTCATTAGATGTTGAATTATTGGCATATCTTCCCTCACTTGCTCCAGGTGAAACCAAACACCCTCCAATAGAATTTCTTCTTCTACAAAAAACAATCGGTACAGGTTGACCAATAACAATACTTCTTTGATTTGTATCTAAATTAGAATTACCTTTTGCCTCACCTTCTAATAAAGGCGATTGAATCAATCCGCTTTGATAAGAAAGAAGCTCTAAAGGATCATTAACAATAATATTCATAATCTTATGGGTGCTCCTACTTGATAAGTGGTAAATCGACGCGGCGGTGTTTGACTTCCAACAGGAGCCAAAGAAGAGCCAAGATCAATAGTTAAGCTCGTAAATGTTCCAGACATCCCGACGCACTCACCAACAAAATTAACAATGGTTGTTTGTGATCCTTGCGGGGCATCGTTTTCTTTTCTGCTGTCAAATTCATATACTTTAACTTCGCACAAATAACCCCTAGAAACCGCAGGCGTAAAAGCATCAATTGCCGCTTTGGTTGCTGGTACTTCAATCGAAATACCGCCGCTACCTGATGCACTAGAAGCCATTAGGCCATTAGCTACAAATGGGAAATATGTCCAAGTTGCGCTATCATGCGTCACTGATTGATTAACGTAGTAACTCTGCCAGCGTTGGTAAGTTGTGCCACCGTTATAAATCCGTAAATAATGCGCTTGTGCTCTATTGCTCATTTATCCAACCCCCTGAAATCTTCTTCCACCCGTTGTCCGAGAATTTCCGAAAACGGATTTACTAAAGGTCTGTAATGCGCCTTCTAAATCTGAAAGGGTGACAAACTGCTGACCCTGTTGCTGTAAAACTGGCCCGGTTTGTATGTTGATATTTGGTGAGCCGCTACCTTGAGCACCTGATGAACCAACGACGCCGCCTTGTGCCATTGCTGGAATAACTGCGCTCCCTCTTTTGCCTGATAGCCAATTCATAGAAGCCGCCGCCATCTTTGATTCTGGTATAAAATATTCTCTGCCAGCTTCTCCAGCTAAAACCAATTGAGGCCCATTTAATACGCCACCTTGTGCCATTGCTGGAACACTGTTTTTTTTATTTTTTCCTTTGCCTGTTATGAAATTCCATGCAGCTTTAGCTTTGTTAACTAGTGCCGTAATCCATCCAAAAGCGGCATTTAAAACTGTTTTAACAACTGTTACAAGTCCTTTCCATACTCCTTTCACATAAGCGACGTACATCTCCCAAGGTTTTTTAAGAAAAGAAACAAATCTTTTCCCAGACTCAACTATGAAGCTTCCAATTGCTTTTATTACTTCAAATATTTGATCTCTAAATTTCCAAATTAAAGCAATAGCTGCAACGATACCAGCACCAATTAAAGCAGGAATTGCAATAGGGCCAAGAACAGCAGCCATAACAACACCTAATCCTTTAATTGCTATTAATAGCTTTCCAAAACCTGCGGCCCAACCAACAACTATCGCTCCAAGCTTAAAGGCTGATAAGGCTTTAAAACCAGCAACAAAAGCGGGAAGAATTGGGACAATCAAAGCTAATGGAATTGCAATGGCTGCCAAACCAACAGCAATACCTTTTATTGGGCCTGGTAATAAATTAAAAACTTTTGCTCCAAAACTTAAAATATTTACAAAAGCGTCTAAAGCATCTAATACGCCTCCATCCATAATACTGATAGATATTTCCCGAAATCTTTCTCCTAACTGTGAAACTTTGTCATTAAATGCAGCCATCTTCTCAGCGCTTTCTTGAGTAAATCCAGTGTTTAATTTTGTTATTGCATCAGATCCCATGTTTAACATTGGTATCAAATCAGCACCAACACGCGCACCAAATAACTTATAAGCCAAATCTGCTTTCTCTGTTCCGTTTTTCATTGTCTTAAATTTATCGGCAATACTTAAAAGCACGTCTTCTGATGCTTTAACTTTTCCATTTGTATCAGTTAAGCTAATTCCTAATTTTGTGAAAGCTTCAGCGGCTGGCCCCGTTCCTTTCTCATTTGCTTGCACAATATTTTTTGCCAACATTGGAAACAAACGAGTTAAAGCATTGAAATCTGTTCCCGCTAGGTTTGAAGCCTGTCTTAATTTATCCAACATCGGAACAGTTGCGCCCGTCTTTTCTGACATTTTTTGAAGCTTATCGCCTAATTGCAAAACATCATTCCCAAGCTTGGCAGCCCCTGCGAAACCAAGAACAGGCAGCAAACCACGCATTGAAGCCAATGCACCTCCCGCCGCTATTTTTAATTTTGCTAATCCCGCCGCTGTTTTATTTGTTTGAGCGCTAACTCCTTTTAATCCTTTTGTTAAACCTGCAATCTTATTTGCGCCTGTTACTTTTGTTTCTAATACATAAGTTGATTTTCTATCCATTTTTATTTCTCACTACGGCTCGATAGTATTTCCACTACTTTAGCTTCTATTATCTGCAAGTCAGTTAAAACCTCTAATGGTTTTTTAATTTCTAATAATTCTATAACCCATTTCACAGGGCCATAATCTAAAGCATAAAAACATCCAGAACTTACCCTCCATTGAGTTTGAACCATTAGAAAAACTGTGGCAACGTCCCAGGCATGAGGAATAACTAAAAAATTATCATTAGATTTTTTGCTTGACTCTATTCTTATACCCAAAACTTTTGCATCTTCTAACGAATCATCAATCTCCGCCCCGCTGCAAAAATATTCAGCGAGGCCCTCTAGTTTTTTCTTTTTTCCTCTACTAAACTTGTAAAGTAAGATTCAACAATGACACTTGCAAGCATTGGGACATCTAATAATTTCTTTTTTGTTGATTTATTAAAAGGTATATCGTTACCCTCTTCATCTTTCACATCTTCCCATCCAATTAGCACCTCATTAGCAATAGAAACGTCTGAAATTCGATCTGTTATATCATCGCCTCTTTCGGCAGCAGCCATTAAGCCGTTAGCCTCTTGTTGTATTTGAGTAATGCGGCTTTGAGGTAAACGCTTAAAACGTGCGCTGAAAGATTGCTTTTCTCTTAATCCTCCATCTGAAGGACTTTCATAACTAATAGGCCAGAGGAAACTGCCAGACGTATCTAAAACAAAAGGCATAATTTAAGAGTCAACTCTTTAATGATACGCCTTAATAGTGGCTAGTCAATTACTGGAAAGTTAATACGCACTCATCATTACCGCTATTGGGTAGAAAATTCAGGGGTAAAGAAATCATCTGTATCCCGTCCGAATCTGACAAAGTGGGATTTCCTAAGTCAACTGTAGGAGCTACAAAAGAAAAAATATTCCCGGCTGTAACTCCATGCTGAAAGGCCACTAGAGAAGTCGTGTCTGAAGTTGCCAGCGTATAATAATCTTTTGCCGCAATGGTTGGCAATTCTATTGATGCTTCTCCTGTTGGCTCTCTATTTGTAATCAAAACGCTCTTATCAGTTCCAATTAAATCTCTATAAGTAACCTCATTAGCAATATCAAAACTAAGACTTTGAACAGCCGCCGATTGATACCCAAGGATTGAAGTTGCAACGGTATTTCCTGCTTTTGCTAAAACGGGTACTGATTGCGCCGAGTAGGTTGTTGAGGGTGCTGATGTGTCTGTCGGACTATTGTAAATTCCAGTCATGTTAAACTGAAATTTTGGAATCCCTGAAGTCTCAATTGTAAAGCTAAAAGTTCCTCTACAACCTGTAGCTTTATGTAAAATCCCGCTGTTATTGAAATATAAAGTGCAACTCTCAAAAGAAGTTGAAAGAGGTTTATAATTTACATTTGCGCTAATGCTATAACCAGAAGAAGTACCAGGGACGAACGTGGCTGTTGAAGACGGGATAACAGTTGCCACCTTGCTACTCCCCACATAATCAGTAATTAACCCTTTATGACCGTTGCCAGTTCCGCTAGTAATTGCTATAGCCATGCCATTGTAATAATCATCAGCGCTAGAAGCCCCCGACGCTAAGGTGATTGTTCCAGCTCCGCCAGACTGAGCTGTTCCGGTGATTGCACTTCCTGTCGTGGCAGCCGCAAAGCCACAACTTCTAAATAATGCGTCTAGTTTTGAAACGCTTCCAGCGGTGCCACTACCTGCTAACTCGGCTTCAAATGTAATATTGACTCTCGTATTACTTAATAATTGTTCAGATGTTCCGAGATATTCCCTAATAATATCTCTGCCAACTGTTTCAGATTCAACAGGCGAAATTTCAAGAGAAGAAACTAAGACAGCATCTGTTCCCGCTACCGTTGGATCTGTTCCATAAGTCCCTTCTATTTTTGCCATTAGTAGGCGTTTGCGAGATAGTAAAGCCATTACTCAGAATCAGAATCAGGTTTGTTCTTAGGCTCTTTAACAACAAAAGTTGTAATGCCCGTTTCAGGATCGGTAACTTTGACAAGCTGATCCTTTTTTTCTTTTTCCATATTAATACGTATTGCTATTAAATCCCATTATGCGAGCGAATCTACTGAAGTTCTATATCTAATCAAATAATCACAATTAACAGCAACAGTCGTTTGGTCTGCGTCGGTGAATTGATAATCGACAGATTCGGGCTGTATATCAATTGCATTCCCGTTCAAAGTTAAATCATCCATTAATAGACTATGCATACTTTGTACAACAGAATCAGCCGCACTATCAGCCGCCGTTGAAGCATCGCCAATCTGTAAAACAGTGATTCGGATTCTTAAAGACCAATCAAGTTGAGGCAAACTACTATTTTGTTCTGCATCATCGCTGACAGGTTCAATTAAAATTGCTGGTAGCTGACTTCTGTTGTTAAGAGGTATTTGCCTTGATCTATATGCTCGGCTTGATATTCCAGATGTAGGAGTAACAACAGTTAAAACACGGGCTAAAATAGTTTCTCTTTTACTCATGTCTTTTGAACCGATAAAACTGTAGTTAATGAGTCAACGTCTTTTGTATTACTTCTCACCGTGTAAGCATCGCCGTCAATAGTAATCGAATCATTCGGGTTTAATGTGCCGAAATCTGACACCTTGCAATGGAATTGATAATCAATAAATAAAACCTGACCACCTATCTCAATTTCCGTAGGTTGATCCAGAATACCTTTTCCTGTCGTGCCTCCGCTAGTTGCTGACACTGCAAAATCACTAAAAAAAGCGTCTAGGTCGTCACTCAGTGCCATTTTCTATTTCTACTTCTTCTAAGACTTTTGCTTTTTTAGCCTTCTTAGCTTTTGGTGGAGTTGGTGGACATGCAGGCGCTTCGCTAGCTTCTACAGCCTTACCCATATTCATTAGGGTTACTGCGTCCTTATCGCTTAAGTCGTGAGTTTCACCCGCTTCTAGGTGAACGCCGCCGACTGCGGTTGATCGTGTAATTAATACATCCATAAGAAAAAAAAGGGGGGCAATGAAGCCCCCGCGATTTATTAAGTAGTTACGTCTAAGCAGGCTGCAAATGCAGAAGCTTGTCTTACAGCAACGTCGATTGTTGTTATCGCACGAACTGAAGTCAACGCCTTACTAAAGTCATCCGAGTCTGTGCCGATTTCGATTTCTAAACCGTTACCCCATACACCTAGAGCAACTTGTGAGAAGTCACCGAAGATAACAGCAGAACATTCGCCACTTGTTGAACCCTTAGTTAGGTTGCTAGGTACGTTTGTTGATACTCCTATTGGATAACCATTGATCACGCCCGGAGTAGCTCCACGACCTATACCGCTTGGGTCTGTATTCCATAAGAAGGAACCATTACCAGCAGCAGAACCAGCCGCCCTAAGTTGCTTCAATGCTGAAAGTACTTTTGGGTTGGTGGCATAAGCCATAGAAGCACCGCCAGCGTTATCTACTAATACTTCCTCTTCTAGGTTGATGAGGGTTTCAAGTGTGATCGCTCCACCGTTTGTACCGATAGCAACAGAACCAATACCGGAAGTTCCTGTAATACCTGTTGGTTGTCCAGATGAACCAGAACCAGCAATTACAGCAGCATCAATACCAACGTTAATAGTGTCGGTTAGGTCACGACGTACAAGCTCTTCGATTCCGGGTGTTGCTTGTAGAAGTGTTTGACGAGAGAACTTACTTAAGGCTGCATAGTTCTTAGGAGCCATTGTTACCTGATCAAAAGTAGATTCAGATTGTGTAATAGCTGTTGTCTCAGAACTCAACCAATAACCTGTAGAAGTTCCAGAACG